GCTGGAGGAGCGGCACCCGCTGCCCCCGCTGCAACAACAGCTACTCCTGCTGCAACAACGCCAGCAACAACACCAGCTGCCTCAGCCACCGGTGATTCTGCAGAAAAAGAAGAGTCCCCAGAAGAGGCAGAAGATAAGGCTGTTCGACTAACGGTAGATAAATTATCAAAAGAAGGACTACATGGTAAAATTAAATTTTTAGCTAGAATATTTAAAAGCACTACTAAAGATTTAGATGAACCGGAAGATGAAAAGAATTTTTACATTGCACTTCGTCAATATGCTATACGTAAGCTTAGTACAATTGGAAAGTCTGATGGAGAATCAAAGAAGTCTTCAGAAGAATCTGATTCTGAGTCTGAAACTGAAACACAATCATAAATAAAACATAATTAATATGTCAAAAAAGTTACAAAACATTAAAGCTATTCAACAAATGTTGGATGGCAAACACAAGTTTCAAAATAAAAAAACAGTAGGATTTTCAGATGCAGAAGATACTGCAAAGAAAAACGAAAAACATCAAATAGGGGATGTCTGGGAAGAAACTGACACAACTACCGGAATAACATATGTTATTGAACAACGTGATGGATTTCGTATCAAAAAAACAAAATCAAGTGACGTATTACAAACGGTACGAGAAGAACTTCGTTCATTTCCAAATTGTCGCAAAGAAACATGTACATGTTTAGGTAAACATCCATTAGATATAAAAATGCAAAAGATACACGGAATGTGTTTTGATTGTGTTATTGAAATGGAACATGAACTTAAAAAAGAAGGCAAGTATGAAGAATATGAGCAAACTAAAATTCGTGAAAATGCTTTAGCTTGGCTACGTTCAGCTGAACAAGATGTTAATATGTTAAAAGAAGCTTACACACAAGCATCGCAATTTGTTACTAATTCGGATGGAGAATTAGAATCGTGGACAGCAAAAATGACCCCAGAAGAATTTGAAGAAAAAGTTGAATCGCAATTTAAATTATTTAAAGAAAAGTTTTTAAAACAATTAAACGGAGAAACAAAATCAGATGCAAACAATTAAAAAATATTGGGGATGGATACTCGCATTCATCGGCACGGTTATTGGAATTTTATTTATATCAAAAAAATACAATCAAAAACAAATTGATAAAACTGATAAAAAGATTGATACTAACAATCAAACTATTGATAAACTAGATGGTAAGATTGATGCAATTGAAGATCAAAAACAAGATGCTAAACAAGCAGCAGAACAAATTCAAGATCAAGTTGATGATTTAAAACAACAACGAGAAGAAATTAAACCAGATGTAGTTGAAGATACAGCTCAATTAAAACAAGACATTATTGCTAAAACAAAACGTAGAGGTAGAAAACCAAAAGGTCAACAATGAAAAAATTACTAGTTATATTATTATTTCCATTAACATGTTTTTCACAGTCAGTACCAGATACATGTTTTACGAAACAGGAAATGCAAGATATTTTGTTTACAATTGATTCACTATATGAGTTAGATGATATCAATCAACAAATTATTACTAAACAAGATGCATTGGTAAAAGAATTAAATTTTATAATTCGGTTAGATTCTATACAAACTTCTTATCAAATTGAACAAACAAAACTTTTGCGCGCAAACATAGATTTATATGTTGAACGAGAAAAACGATTACGTCCAAAATGGTATGATAACAAAGCCATATGGTTTGGTAGTGGAATTCTAACTACCTTGTTTACTGGAGCTATTATTAGCGAATATTTTAAATAAAATGGCACAGCCAGCAAACATAAAACAAATAATACAGCAACAGTACATGATGTGTGCTAAAGATCCTGTATTCTTTATGCGTAACTATTGTTATATACAACATCCAAAACGTGGTAAAATTAAATTTAATTTATATGATTTTCAAGAAAAATCTTTAGCAGAATTACGTGATAATCGTTACAATGTTATACTTAAATCTAGGCAGTTAGGCATTTCTACATTATCAGCTGGATTTGCATTATGGAGTATGTTGTTTGCTGAAGACTTCAATGTTTTAGTAATTGCAACTACACAAGAAGTAGCAAAAAACCTAGTTACTAAGGTACGGGTAATGCATGAAAACTTACCTAGTTGGCTTAAAGGCACGGTTGATGCAGATAACAAGTTATCATTAAAATTTAAAAATGGTTCACAAATCAAAGCAGTTTCATCTGCAACAACAGGAGCACGATCAGAAGCATTATCATTATTAATAGTAGATGAAGCTGCATTTATACGTAACATAGAAGAAATATGGATAGCATCCCAAGCAACACTATCAACCGGAGGAGGTGCTATTGTTTTATCTACACCAAATGGTGTTGGTAACTGGTTTCATCAAACATGGGCTGATGCTGAATCTAATATTAACGGATTTCATACAATTAAACTGCATTGGACAGTGCACCCAGAACGCGATCAACAATGGCGGGATGAACAAACACAATTACTAGGAGAACGCGGTGCTGCACAAGAATGTGATTGTGACTTTGTAAGCTCCGGACATACTGTCGTCGATGGCCCGTTACTTTTAGAATATGAAGAGAAATGCACAGAGCCAATTGAAAAACGAGGATTTGATCACGGATATTGGATTTGGGAGTATCCAGATTATTCCAAAGATTATATAGTAGTTGCTGACGTTGCCCGAGGTGATTCTACTGACTTCTCAGCATTTCATGTTTTTGATGTTGAAACAGTAACACAGGTAGCTGAATATAAAGGTAAACTTGCTCCAAACGATTTTGGTAACATGTTAGTAACAGTTGCGTCAGAATGGAATAATGCATTACTAGCAATAGAAAATGCAAATATAGGATGGGCAGCAATTCAGCCAGCAATAGATAGAGGATATCAAAACTTACATTATACATATCGCGATGATGGATATACTGATGAATCGGTACAACTTCGAAAAGGATATGATATGAAAGATAAATCACAAATGGTGCCGGGTGTATCAACTACAACTAGAACTAGACCATTAATGATATCTGCATTAGAAATGTATATGCGTCAAAAAACTCCAACTATTCGTAGTCGTCGTCTTATACAAGAATTATTTGTGTTTGTGTGGCTCAATGGAAAAGCTCAAGCACAACAAGGATATAATGATGATTTAGTAATGTCATTTGCAATTGCACTATGGTTACGCGATACCGCATTACGTCTGCGACAACAAGGCATTGACTTAAATAAGCGAGCACTTTCACAGTTTCAAAAAACAAATCCAGTAATCTATACTGGAAAATCAAATCCTAGAGACAGCGGATGGTCCTGGAATCCCGGAGATGGTGATGAAAGTTTAACCTGGTTAATCAAGTAATTTTTCATCAGGTTCTATAACAAGTTATATTTATATTAAAAGAAAATATGGCGTCATTAAGAAAACGTTTACAAAATTTATTTAGCACCAACGTAATTGTTAGAGCCTATGGTAAAAATCAATTACGGATTGTAGATACAAATAGATTACAAAGTGTTGGTAACTTAGCACAAAGCAAAGTATCCGACCGATATACGCGACTTCATGGATCTAATAAACATCGTGTTGGCGGAATGGGCGGATATGATTCTAATTACTATATGCATCAGAATCGTATGCAGTTATATGCAGATTATGAAATGATGGATAAAGATCCTATAATAAATTCAGCATTAGACATATATTCAGACGAATCTACATTAGCAGATCAGTTTGGAGATATTCTAACAATACGAACTAGCAACACCCGAATACAAAAAGTACTTTATAATTTATTCTATGACATTTTAAACATAGATTTTAACCTGTGGTCATGGATACGTAACATGACTAAGTATGGTGATTTCTTTTTAAAATTAGATATCGCAGAAGGAATTGGAATTATTAACGCTCGACCATTTTCTAGTTATGAAGTTGAACGTTGGGAAGAATATAATGAAGCTACTGGAGAATATGATATAAAATTTAAAAATGTAGGATCTGAACAATTAACATATGATGTGTTTGAAATTGCACATTTCCGAATGTTGTCAGATTCAAATTTTTTGCCATATGGTCGTTCCATGTTGGAAGGCGCACGTAAGGAATTTCAAAAACTAATGATGATGGAAGATGCGATGTTGATACATCGTATTATGCGAGCGCCTGAAAAACGTATCTTTAAAATTGATATTGGTAACATTCCACCAAATGAAGTAGATTCATTCATGGAAACCATTATCAATAAAATGAAAAAAATTCCACACGTAGATCCTAATACAGGTAATTATAATCTCAAGTTTAATCTTAACAATATGCTTGAAGATTATTATTTACCAGTACGGGGCGGACAATCCACAACAAGTATTGATACACTACCTGGTATGACATTCACTGGAATGGATGACATTGAATATATTAAACATAAAATGATGGCTGCTTTAAAAATACCTAAACCGTTTTTAGGATATGATGAAGGCGTAGAAGGAAAAACTACATTAGCGGCAATGGATGTAAGATTTGCTAGAACTATTGAACGCATACAAAAAATTGCTGTTTCTGAATTAGCAAAAATTGCAGTAGTTCATTTATATGCTCAAGGATTTGATGGTGAAGATTTAATTAATTTTGAATTAGAATTAACAGCTCCATCCATTATATACGATCAACAAAAAGTTGCGTTAATGAATGAAAAAATGACTTTAGCTAACGCAATGAAAGATTCAAAACTATTGTCTGATAAATTCATATATGAATACATATTCAATATGTCAGAAGAACAATGGTTACAAGAACGCAGCAGTGTAATAGAAGATCTAAAATTAAGATTCCGACAAAATCAAATTGAACAAGAAGGAAATGATCCTACAATAACCGGTATGTCATTCGGAACACCACACGATTTAGCTAGTATACATATGTCTAGTAGTGATGTAGAAGATAAAGATGTTGGTGGTCGTCCAAAAGAAGGAATTAAGTACGGACAACATAAAAATGCATTCGGATGGGATCCAATGGGTATCAAGCAAATAAAACAAGATTTTAATCCAGAAAATCAAAAAACGGCATTTCAACCAGATCCTAGATATCGTAATCGACAATCAACTGTAGCTACGGAACAAATTTTAAGAAAAATGAAGCCTACAAAGATGAATATTATAACCGAAACATTGAAACCTAGCACAGAAACTGACGCAGATGCTGGAACAATGTTAGATGAAAACAATATTTTATAAGTTCAAACATATTTATTATAAATTATAGAGCAAGTACTTTTATGAAAAAACTAAAACATTCAAAATATAAAAATACTGGTATTTTGTTTGAAATGTTAGTACGGAAGTTAACTTCAGAAACACTCTCATCTAACAAATCTATTACTGTCGATATTATTAAAAAATATTTCGGTAGGAATACCGAACTAGCAAAAGAATTACAATTATATAACGCGTTATTAAAAGAACAGTATAGAAGTGAGGCACAAGCTTTAGATTTTATTCGTACTATAAAATCAGCTCATGCAAAACTTAATTTTTCATTGTTAAAGCGACAAAAATATAATCTAGTTAAAGAAATTTCTGAAAAGTTTGTTTTTAACAATATGTCAAAAATTCATATTTCAGATTATAAAGTTTTAGCATCAATTAACATGTTGTTCGAACATGAAGAAACTGATAATCCTAAACAGATACTAGAATGTAAAAACGTTATTATTGATAACGGATTATTAGTTGAAAAACAACATACGACTAAAGATGTGGTTTTAGAAAAATTTGAAAAACAACCTAAAGATGTTCGTTTATTAACATATAAAATACTAGTAGAAAAATTCAATAAAAAGTATTTAGGTTTAAATGAATCACAAAAAGATCTTTTAAACAAATATATAACTTGCGTTAATGATACTACTCAGTTACGGGATTATGTTCAAAAAGTTATACCATCAATAAAAACACAGTTATCAGAATCTGCAAAAATAATTGATGATCGAGTTGTTAAGATTAAAGTACAAAAACTTTCTGAAATGTTATGTAATGTTGAAAATTTAAAGACTATTAAAGAATCACATATACTTTCACTTCTTCGTTATTTTGATTTAGTTAAAGAGCTTAAGGAGGTACGATGAATTCATTTCTTAAAGAAATAGAAAAAAAGTTTTAGAATCTACTGAACGTTGCGAATCTTGCGATCAACCTAAAGATGAATGTAAATGTGAAGAAGAGTTAGATGAAATGTCAACCACAGGAGCAGTTGCTGGATATAATACTCCAGCTGCATTTTCAGCACCAGGTAAATGGAAAAATAAAAAATTAAAATACGAATCTGTTACTAAACCACCAACATATACATATAAAGATGAGCGATATCAAAAACCAGAATCTGATCAGGAAGAATATATGGATAAATTTCCATTTGCTGATGATGAGGGAAAATGGCAACATCGTACGTATGATTATCCATCTAAACCAATAGCAAAATCTACAAAAACAACCAATGATCCTGCAGATAAACCTATGAAGTTTGAAGTTGAATATGACTGGTCCGGTGTTAAGAAAAATCGTGTAGCAGAAGCATTAGATGGTAAATATGAACAACTTATAGAGTCGTATAGGAAGTTTGCTACCAACGATGCAAAAACAACGCCTGAACAGAAAGTTAAACGAACTATACAAGAAGTAGCAAAACGTCTTCGGGAAATTGAGCAACTAGTAGAATACAACTCTAAATTAAAAAAAGAATCAAATATAGCAGCATCGGGCTATGGTTCAAAAACACAAAAAGCATTAACAGAAATTTCAAATCGATTAATTAAAATATCAGAACGAGTAAGATCATTAGGGGAATAAAAAAATGTCAAAACAACTCATGTTAGAATATATGCCATTCAAACCTGTTGGTTCTTTAAAAGAATCAAACGGTGCTGCATTTGGCGTACCGGGTGGTTTTGTAGTGCAAGGAGTTTTACAAAGAGCAGGTGCTAAAAATCAAAATGGACGAATATATCCTAAACCTATATTAGAACGAGAATGTAAACGGTATCAACACGAATATATTAGTCAAAACAGAGCATTGGGTGAATTAGATCATCCAGAGTCGTCTGTTGTAAATTTAAACAATGTTTCACACAATGTTTTAAAAATATGGTGGGAAGGTGACGATTTAAAAGGGGCAGTTCAAATTCTAGATACGCCATCTGGTAAGATTCTTAAAGAACTTTTTAAAGCTGGAATTACATTGGGTATTTCATCTAGAGGTTTAGGATCTGTTAAAGAATTGCGTAGTGAGGGCGTAGTAGAAGTGCAAGAAGATTTTGAATTAATTTGCTGGGATTTTGTTTCTAATCCATCGACACAAGGTGCGTTTATGCGACCTACTAAAATGAATGAATCAGTAACACAACCAAAAAACAAATACGATCGAGTAAATAGTATAATTACATCTATCTTATGTGAAGATGGAAAATGCAGGATATAATATAATGGATACACCAAACTTAAAAAGAATTTTAGAAATGATGATTGGCGATGATCAGCCAAAAAAATTATCAAAAGATGAAAAGCGTCAATTTATACAAGATGTTGCAAATTTTTCTGCGATGGGTGAATCCGTATACGGAAAAGGTAATTTACAAAACTTAACTGAACGTGTTAGAGATATTGTAGAAAAAGCACATCATATTGCAGTGCAAGATGAAGGGTGGTTTGATAAAATTACAGTGAACCGACACATGAAAGGCTTAAATGAATCTTATAAAGTTTTTGAATCTACGGCAAAAGAAATGAGTCAACTTCAGGAGCGATTAGCAGCTGCATATGAAGATATTGCAGAAGGACTTAGAAAATATTACGACGTCGGATAATTTGGACAATGTAACTTATTTTTTTATATTAAAGGTAATATAATGAATACACTAAAAAAACTGTATCGAGAATATTTTGGATTGCGAGAACAAACTACTCCTTCATCGCAACAAGGAAGTATTACGATGCCTAAAGAAACGCCACCTGATAAATTAAAACAATTAACTGGTCAGGGATTAAATGTAAAATTAGAAAACAATGATATTGACGAAGCTCGTCTTATTAATAATATTACAGATTATCGAGGTGGAGTTGAATATGTGTTGCGCGATCCGGCAGAAGCACAATCAGTAGCAAATGAAATTAAAGAATGGTCTCAGAAAAAAGGCTTTACTATTATTAAACATACAATCTCCGCATCTGGTAAAGTTGGATACTTTTATTTTAGATTAGGAGAAGACCCGGCACGAGAATCTCAACGTATTCAAGGTTATATAGCTCAAAAGCCAGAAATCAAACATTTTAGATTTAATGTTAGAATGCAAAAATCAAATCCAACACAAAACAATATATAGTTATAACATGAGTAAAAAACAAAAACAACATCAAATGATTGTCCCAGGACAACCAATGGGAGTAAAGGTAGTTAACAATGATTTTACCTTAGCATTAAAAACATGGAAACGTAAATTAAAATTTTCTGGTGTAATAGATGCAATTAAAAATAACAAAGAATTTGTGAAACCTAGTGTGCAAAAACGACATTTAAAACAACGAGCTAAGTATATACAGCATATAAAAGATTTGCAATATTAGTTTTAAATTATAACAAATTTTAAGCCCTGACAAAAAAAGTTAGGGCTTTTTTACTGTTTTTTATTTTACTGTATATATATTATAGAATACGCTATTCAGTCTATAATATAGTGTTTGATAAAATTTATATTCTATTAAGATTTCAAATAATCTTACTTCCAAAAAAAAAATTAAAGGAGAAAAAAGTATGGCAAAATCAGATTTGCTAAAACAAGCAATTGCTGATGCTAACGCTGTTAAAGAAACTGCTTTAGCAAACGCAAAAATTGCACTACAAGAAGCTTTTGCTCCCAGAATTCAGAGTATGTTATCTGCTCGTTTATCTGAAGAGTTAGAAGATGAAGAAGACCCTGCAATGGCTGCTGGTGCGCCGGATGCAGCTGCAGACCCAGCAATGGATGCCGAAGCCGGAGCTGAAGCAGATGCAATGGGGGGTATGCCTGATTCAGTTAATGTTGGATTAGATTTTAATAACGATGGTGATTATGATCTAGAGGGAATGTTAGGAGCTGAAGATGAAGAAGAACCTCAACCAGAAGTTGGCGCAGAACAACCTGCAGCTGGCGCTGAAATGTCAGATGAAGAAGCTGAAGGTGAGTACAATGAAGAACTAAATCTAGAACAAATTATTCGAGAATTAGAGCAAGATTTAGAAGATCCAATGGCAGCAAAAGGTATGTATGAAGGCGGTACCGGAGAAGAGGGAATGGAATCTG